GTGAATCTGACTACCTCCATCTCATCTTCTCGGCATCCGTTTCACTATGCACCGTTTAGAAATTTATTCTTCGCCCGGCTTCTCACTGTATTAGGTAATGGTATTGCACCTATCGCATTGGCTTTTGCTGTATTGGATATTGGCGGTTCCGCCACCGATTTAGGCTTAGTTGTTGCTGCGCGCTCAATTTTCAATGTGGCCTTTTTATTGATTGGTGGAGTACTGGCGGATCGCTATTCCCGAAGTATTGTTTTGTTATCTTCCTCTACCATTGCTGCATTGTCCCAAGGGGTGGTTGCCTGGTTGGTACTTGATGGAAGCGCAACAATCATGGGATTAGCTGTACTGGGAGCGATTAATGGCGCAGCTGCGGGCATCGCACTACCCGCATCTTCGGCCATGGTTCCGCAGACAGTACCTGCGCATAACCTCAGGGCGGCGAACGCTTTTATTCAAGTGGGTGTCTACGCTGGAACGATAATTGGTGCCTCATTGGGCGGCATTCTGACCAGCACTATCGGGCCGGGATGGGGCTTAGCGGTTGATGCTTTGGGATTTGCAGCCGCAGCACCGTTATATTTCTTTATTCGCGTCAATTCAACACTGTCTTTGGAATCGAACACCAACATTTTGCAAGATCTGCGTGATGGTTGGAAAGAGTTCATTGCCCGTTCATGGGTTTGGGCTATCGTCGCCCAGTTTACGATTATTAATGCGGCTTTCAGCGGCGTAGTGATGATTCTTGGCCCCATCATTGCCGATGCATCATTTGGCAGGGCAGGTTGGGGCATTATTGTTGCAGCGGAGAGCGTTGGTCTGATTGTAGGTTCATTTCTTGCCCTACGTTGGCGTTCACGGCGCGACCTATTTATTGGTGTCATATTAGTTTCGCTTTGCGCTGTACCCATCGTGCTACTCAGTATGATTTCGTCGACATTTGTTCTAATGGCTGGTTTCTTTATTGCTGGCGTCGGTTTTGGGCAGTTCGGCGTGGTTTGGGCCAATTCGCTACAAACCCATATTCCAGCCGATAAACTAGCGCGAGTTTATGCCTATGATGCGATGGGGTCATTTGTGGCGATCCCGGTTGGAGAACTGGCAGCAGGGCCACTTGCTATGCATTACGGTAACTCAACGGTTTTGTTAGCCGCCGCCGTTGCTGTGGTGATAGCAACAATCGCGGCCAGTTTTACTCCGGCGATTCGACTGCTTGATAACGGGCCTAAAGTGAAACCCTGCGATGAACAACTGTAACCGCGTTGTTAGTAGCAAAATCTAGCGGAGTTAAAGGGCAGGGAGCTGCTATTTCCCAATACTGTTACATGAGTTCTGCTTATCTTACTTGATATTATTTATTTGAATATGGGATTAACTTTGAACGCAAGGTTTTACAAACTTAGGCGGGATATATAAATCTAAACCTAAGTGACCACAATATTCTCTAAACATATTTATGGATCTAACACCGGACTTTTCGTATATCAGTCTTAATTTATTCTCTATTGTCCTATGTGATAAAGACAGTCTTTTGGCAACCATTTTTGAAGTCATTGGCTGTAAAATGAAAAAAATTATCTCCAGTTCTTTCTCGTTGAACAGATCAGTGGGCGGGGTCAGTGTTAATACTGAGGGGGTACGGCGGCCTATATATTGGGAAAGAGAAATAAAATTCAATTTACTGGCATTTGTTAATGTCCCTATACATTCACCAACTTTATTGTAAATCGGAAACCTGGGTAAATAATAGGGTTCTAATATTTTATCTCGCCCATAAAAATGGGTTGAAATAATGGCTACTCGTTTGCCACTTTTTTCCGCTTTTCTGTCATTAGCTTGATATTGTTCAGCAAATTCTGCCCAATCCGCAGGACATTCGTTATCTAATCTTCCCTCAATATCAAAGTCAGCAGGTAAGCTTAAAAAGTCCAGACCAGCTTGATTTACATACACATAGCGGGATTCGCAATCTCTTATCACCCAAGGTTCATTACTGTATTCCATAATGGAAATTAGCGGCAGTGAATTCAGGGATTCTACAATTAATTTTTTACATTTTGCATTCAGTGGCTTATTTTTTTCATCCATGACTAACTCAGCCTCTCAATTTTTTCTTTACTTAAATAAAAAGTGAATTCGACGTTTGATTCTAACTCTTTAAATCCTACTCCCGCAAACTCGCAACATCAAGAAGGTTTCATTTATTAATCCTTTTTTAAATTAATTTATCTTCCTAAGTATTATTTATAAGAGAAGTTTTTTAATAAATAAAATACGAATTTATTATGAAGCTTAATTCGTACATTTATAATCAGACCGCATTATCTGATGTAAAAAATAATCCGCATTGTTGAGGACACTGATTAAGGCCACATGTGGTTATCCGGCAATTTCTGACGATATAGGCCGCAACTCAAAATCTATTATGAGAATGTTGTCGCCAGATGTTGACCCCGGCATTAAGGCGTTTATGAGCGTCGTCAATGCAGCAGAGCGACATTCACAGAAATCTGCATAAATTGACGCAAACAACAGGCCCGCATAAGTGCGGGCTTTTTTGTGTCTGGCGTTTAGCAAAATCTGACGGGCAATCTATGCCGCGAGTTCTACAGATTTCACGTAGCGTCATCGGTCAAGAATGAGGGAAGGGGCTTTAATTTGTCGTTTTGCTATTTATGGCTGAAGTATTATGGTGCACAGAAACATGACTCTGCTTAACAGATTACCTACGGGGCTAGAATAAATCCTTAGCGTATAAACGGCTTACTTACAATAATTCAATTTAACATAATATACATTATGCGCACCAATGGTAAGGATGGCGGGAACTGGCGTTACCGGTGCCGTCATTGGTCACAGACCGTAATCCACTGGCCCAGGACGTCTTTCAGGCAATGTTGGCATAAATCCAGTTTTAAGCGATTACTGTCACCAAAAATTGAACCGTATCCAGCTAAGTGATTAACAGACAGAAACTCATTGAACTCAATGTCATCTACCACCGTCTTCGCATGGCGACCACAGCGATCGCAGGTCTTCGCACATAACATTACAGTATCGCTGGATGTGAAAAATTGCATTTTATCTCCTCGTAATGCTGCCGCGCCGAATCAGCAATAACGCTAAAAAAACAGAATTGTTCGGCTTGGCCAACCCCGGACACTAACAAAAGCAAGTTTTGTTAGTGTCCGGGGTTATCATATAAACCAATAGACCGTCCTTACGCCATTCTGGTTATCAATAACATAGCCGCATTGTTTCCTTAAAAATTCTTCTGCTAAATCAATGGCTTTTACAGAAATCTCATAAGAAGGAAGTAAAGTGTATCCTTTCCCTTCACTGGCAGCTGCTTTGATCGCATCCAGAGTATTATCAATCAGTAACAGAGCAAGTGATGCTTCATTTACCTGAGCCGAAGAACTTCTGGCTGCAAGTGTCATTGTTTTTGCTTCTTCCGCTGTAATCGTTCGTTCTGCCAGAGCAGATAAAATCCCATAAGAATCCATTAGTTACCCCAATCAATAATGTCCATTTGATGGATAGCGAGCAGGGCTCACGCACCTACCCGCTATCCATCAAAGTGGACGAATGATATGTGCTGTAAGCAAAATATACATAATACGCTGTTCATTGCTGTCTGCCTTGCTACTGAAAATCCAGCCTATAAGAGGAATTTTACTTATAACTGGAACTGAACGCTCGGCATTGCTGAACGATGAATCGATAAGCCCCCCCCAATAACAACGTCTGACCATCCTTAATCTGGACTGTCGTCTGAATCTGGCGCTGATTAGTAATAATATCGGATGCCTGATCATCATTGCTGATTGAATCAGCGCGAGTGTCGATAGTCAGAACTAGTTGCCCGTTACCCATGACAACAGGCGTTACCTTTTGTCAGCTTAAAATTTCTGACCGTAAGCGCCACAGGTACTGGCTGGTAAGATGGCTCAGAAGGAAAAGTATCATAAGACTGGTTATCAGAATCATCGGAATCCGAAACCATCTGTGAAGGTAATTTAGACGGCAAAGAGACTACCGCAGGATTGCCAGAAAGCATGACAAAACCGTTAGCATTCAGAACAGACTTAAAGAAATCATCAATATTTGTTGGATTAACATCAGCATTAAATACGGTTACGTTTCCTTTAATATCAGGATTAACAATAACAGGCTTGCCAGTTTTTGAAGAATACCACTGAACAAATGAGCGAACAGATGAATTATTTAAATTAACAGTTTCAGCAGAAACGCAGAATGAACAGGCAAATAAAAAAGCAACAATAACAGAGCGCATAATAATATTACTCCTGACAGGTAACAGTCTGTAAATAACGGCCTTTTCTAATAACAACACGACAGGCATCTTTAATATCAACGGAATAACCATCTTTAATCAAATCAAAATACTGATATTTCATACCTTTTGCATCAACAAACGTAACGGAAACGTCAAAGCCAAGTTGTGAAAAAGAATTAATAGAAAGTCGGGGTAAGTCACTGGACGAATCAGGCGTTACCGCCCTCGCCTGTTCAGCATAAGCAGATTTAATAGCTGAGATTTCATCAACATTCTTTCCAGACTGGAGCCAGAAACCAAACGCAAGCCCCAGCGCCAAAAAAGAAAGCATTAATATAAGACGGTTCGATTTGCGAAAATAAATTTTAGTGAGGCGCATATAATAATTAAATCCTCTGTGAACAGAAAATTGACCGTGCGTGATAAATGGTGGCAAAAGCGAAAATGCGCCATGAGGATAATTATCTGTGAACGCTTGTTTGGTATTGTAAGCAGAATAAAGAGATTTTCCTGTATATATCCATTTATCAACAGTGATTGAATTAACATTATCACCATATTTGACAATGCCAAAGTGTACCTTTGGTAAAGAAAATCTCGCCCCTGAAACCAAATTCATAATGGAGCCAACAAAAGGAATGTTTAATTTATCTGAACGGCGACAATAAACAACATGCTCAGCAAGCGCCAGACGAGCTTGCTTATCCATTATCGAAATATCCTGAATCAAAAATATAATATCCCAGCCTAATTTTCTGGCATGTAAAAACCAGTCAATAACAGGTTGTCTGTCTTTATCACCCCATGAGCGGGAATTAAACCAAGTACCACATTCATCAAGTACAAGGAGGCCATTACGGGATTCATCGTAAGATGTATTCCCAATACCAATAGCAAGTAAATCATTTAATGAAGGCTTGTCAGGAATGCGAATAACGCGCGTTTTTTTCGCATAACGCCCAACCATAGGCATATTATGCAATTTAAGATCAAGATTAGTGGCAACAGGACAACCCTTAGCAAGTCTTTCCTGTATTCTGGAAACACTAACAAGTGTCTTGCCTGAGCCTAATTTGCCTGTTACTACATAAACCGCCATTTAAATCACCCTGTTTGCATAATCAAGAAACTTTTGTTTTAAATCGAAAACAAAAACACTGATACGAGTAACCATAATAACGTTAACACACGCCTGAAAATGGTCAGGCAATACAGACGCCATTAAATGGGAGAAATCAGCAGGTAAACCGTTATACATGACCTCAGCAAGGTACTGCATTAAAAGCGTAACAGTTGTTGTAATTAATGCGACCAATGCAAAGGCGATTAATCCTGTTCTGGTAGCAAGTCGAGCTAAAAAACTCGCCACATAGCCAATAAACAAAGGAACAAGACCAATAAGAAAACGCAACAATGCAGGAATACCTAATAATAAAGGCATCACTCACCCCCTTTGCGAAGCAATGAAGTTAAAGAAGTAAAGACATACCAGAACGTAAGGCAATAAAAAACCCATGAAAGAACATCTTTAATAGTCAGTAATTTATCGCAACCAATATCAATCTGATAAACCTCTCCGGGAAAAATAATAAAATCAGAGCAGCCGTTACCATTGGGTAAATTAGGCAGCATAGCACCTTTATTTAAAAACGCTTCCCATAAAGCACCGTGAGAATCCTTTTCAATTCCCAATTCAGAATCAGCCAAAGTAGAAGCGCCATCTAATTCAGAGTCGCCCTTTCCATAACGAGAATCACCACCTGAAGGGTCAGCAAAACGGCCAGCCCCCCGCGTAAGATTGTTAATGGAATCGTCAAGACGATTTATATTATTCCTGGTTTGTTCATCGGCATTTTTTTTATCATCTGATGAAGTGTCTTTCTCCGTTAATTTATCATGAATATCGCTGGCTATTTTGGGTGAAGCACCTTCGATCGCAGACTGAATATCACCTTTAGAAAGACTGGAACCACTAGAGCCACCGCCAGAACTACCGCCAGAACTACCGCCACCGGACTCACCACCGCCAGACTCACCACCACCATTTTGGGGGGTTGAGGGTTTATCAGAGGGGTCAGCTACAGCACCTGTAGGCTTCCATGTTGCAGCGCAAACAGTACCATCACCCTGACAAACAATGACACCAGTAGCCTCATATTCACAGCCGTTATAGTAGATATAGCGACCACCATCATATGAATCAACATTATTAAATACACCTTCTTCTGGCGGCTTCGCTTCACAAATTTCTTCTGGTGTCGGGTCAGTAGGTTTTTCATCAGGAACAGAACGCTGAATATTACCAACAATATAAGCCGTTAAAGACCAATATTTATCCTTCTGCCCTGGTGAATCGCTGTAAGTACAATCGCCAGTAAAAACAAGACGGAATTCAGAATCAGGCCAGATACCCTCATAAGTTGGTTTAATCCGAGTAAATACACTCTGAGCACTGGATTTAGCACCCTGACAAGCGGAGGCCTGCATAGCAGCATCAATATAGTAAACCGTTATCTTAGAGCCATCCTGATTGGTTATTTGCTTACTTTCAGCGTAGGCAGAACTTTGATAAGTGGATTTAGTAATGCTTTCCCATGACTCAGCATGTGAAAAAGGAGAAATGAGGACAGCGGAAAGAATTAATATTTTCCTTCTCATAGTAACCCGCTTTAATAAAGGGGCAACGAGTGCCCCTGAGTGAAATTCAAACCGCTTTTGAAGAGAATTTTTTGAAAATACGAATGGCAAGCCCAGCGCCAACCACAGCAACAACAACAGGCCATACTTTACCAATGAGATCATTTGCCTGAGTCAACAAAGCATCCATTGCCTGACCTGCATAATCAGTACCACCTGTAGCGCCTTCAGCCGCAAAAGAACTTGCAGAAATAAAAAGCGCAGTTGAAGCCAGAGCAATTTTATATTTAACAGTAGACAGAATTTTCATAGGAATAACTCCATTAAGGTTACATTAATCGGTCAGAAAATGATTTAAATGAACCGACCGCATAGAAAAGGGCAAAACCAAAGGTATAAGCCCCGAAGAAATAAACGATATACATTAACGAAAGACCCCCGCAGTAATCGCGCCGAGGCCAAAAGAAATAACGATGCCAGACGCTATCAAAATTTGAATAACATCGTCCATATTTAACCTTTGATCTCTGCGATGCCACCATCGGAAGAAACATTATAAGTTACACCTTCCCTACCCTCCATTGACCACGCACGGACATAGACAGGAATTTGAACTAATTTCCCAATGAAAGCATTCGCCTGGTTCATTAGACCTGCGTTAACGAGAGCCTGAGAAACTCGAATAATAATTTGATCCTGCTTTGTACCACCAAAACCATCAGGTATTTCAAGGCCAATACCAATTTCATTATAATAGCCCTGACCATTAACTTTATTACGTTGGCGGGCTCCCAACATTTTACCCTTAACGAAAAGACCATAATTAGACATATTACTTTCCTTTAATGCCAGCTACTGGCGTGCGAAATACGGTTGTAATCGAAAATAAAACCTTTCTCATAAATCCATAAGGGGATTTCCGCTGGCTTGGCTTCCAGCGTTCTTATTAGCGGAACAACGTTATTAGAGTCTGGTGAATCACAATAGAAATTAATATCGATACCGAACGAAAGCAATTCTCTTCTATGGCGATAAAAAGTGTTATGAGGTAACATTTCTTTCATGTTAGCCCCTTGTTTCCAAAGTAAATAAGTTGACTGTATTTTTCTTGGCAGTTTCGTTATTTTTTCATCACTTAAAATAGCATTCTGATTCATTTCTATTCTCCCTACATATTCAGAGAATAATTGACGTGGTGTTTTCATATTCCAGTTAGCGCCAAGCGTTAAATTTAAATCAATAAGCTCAGTTGTTCTTAATGTTAATTCAATACGTAATTTATCTTTCGTCCAGTCCAGTAACCCGGCTCGTACAAACTCTTCGGCTATCTGGTGCCCTTTTTTACCAGAAACGTGTTCATCATATTTTGAATAAAATTTCAGACTCCATCGACGGGAGTTTTTACCTAAATAAACTGTACCGCCTTTCCCACATGCGCGACCATGGCGTGTTTTAGCTTTAAATTCGGCGGCATAAAGCCATGATCTGACATTTTCCAGCGTAGATAATGAATACATGTAATTAATGTCAACACGTGAAATTTTATACTGACCTGCCATAACGGCTTTATAAGACGCTAAATCATGAGGAATATTCAATAAGGATAAAATCCTGGCATAGACCGTCAACATGAGCCCTTGTATATCATCCGACCCAACAACAGAATGCCCCTGCAGAAACTTGGAAGGATTACCATCAATGTACAAATGTGTCGCTTTACCTTCGCCATTAGATCCTATCGATCGTACTTTCATCGTTGCTTCATGCGAACCGCGAACAGTCAGTCGCTTAACGGTTTCCCACTCAATTGCACCGTCAGCATCAACGCTGACAACACTCCCCGCCGGAAGCGGTTTGTGTGTGCAAGGGAAAATCCCGGTAAGCCAATCGATCAC